GGCGCGCTCCGGGCGAGGGGTGGGGGGACAAGATGTGGTTGTCGATTCTGGGCATAACATCCTAGGCGTGGAGTCGTCAGGCAATAGTCGAATTTTCCTATAGAACCCTTGCGCGCAACACAACCGGCGGTTTATGTTCGCTATGTGTTCCCTTCCAGAGACGGAAACTCCCCCCATGAGCACCGCCCCCCGCACTACCCGCGCCGCGATCTACGCTGCCATGAACCGCACCGAGCCCTTCCGCAGCGCCGACGAGGCCTGGTTCTGGACCATGGCCGCGCTGATCGCCCGCCAGGAGGGTGCGCGCATCGTCGCCGGCGCGGGCACGGTGCAGCGCCCCTGCGAGCCCGACGACGTGGTGAAGGCGCTGGATCGCCTCTACCGCCAGCGCCGGATCGACCTTCAGCATGCGCGCATCATGCGCATCTGGGGCGAGCGCGGCTGTGCCCCGGACGCTCGCGTTCCGGCCGAACGCGGCGATGCGAGGCTGTGGCGCGAGGCGATGGACCGGCTGGAATGGCCGCTGCGGGTCAAGGGCATTGTCGCCGGCGACGCGCTGGCGGCCACGGTGGAAGCGGCAGAAATCCTGCTGTTTCCCGGCAACGGCCGGCGCGCGTGAGCACCCGCCCCGGGCATCGGCGCGCGGCCGCTGAACAGCCGCAGCAGGTCTTCATCGCCTTCGGCGGCGAGGCCGACCAGTTGTGGCTGCGGCCGCTGCGGCGCGGTTTCCGCCACTGCTTCGCCGCGCTGCACGATGCCAGCGGCTGGACCGTGCTCGACCCGCTGAGCGGCCGCCTGCTGGTGGCACGGCTGGACCTGCCGGCGGGCTTCGACCTGCCCGGCTTCTACCGCCGCGCCGGGCTCGCGGTGCTTGGCCCCTACACCCCCGGCGAGCCGCGCGGTCGCTGGCTGCCGCCGCTCACGCCGTTCACGTGTGTGGCGCTGTCCCGCGCTTTGCTCGGCCCCGTGGCGCCGCTTGCCGTTACGCCGCACGGCCTGTTTCGCGCGCTAGAGAAAAGCGCCAGAACTAGGAAAAATATCTTTACTTTCTCCACCGCCCTGGAATAGAACCCTCCCTGTCAGCGGCCTCATTGCGTCCGCTGGCGTCCTCCCGATCCCTCGACTGCGCGGGCCCGCTCCTCACCAGGGGCGGGCTCGCGGCTTTTTCGGGACCCTTCCCCTGCCAAGAGGAGCCGACCGCATGGGTGGCCTGTTGAGAGCCCCGAAGCCGGTGATCGTGCAGCCGCCGGCCCCGGCCCCTGCCCCTGGCCCCGCTTCCGACCCCGCGGTGGTTGCACCGGTCGCCGCCACGCCCGAACAGGCGGCGAGCGAGCAGCGCATCGCGGCGCAGAACCTGGCGCCGCGCGGCCTGGCCGGGCTGATCGCGACCTCGCCGCTCGGGGTGCTGACGCCGGTCCAGGTGCGGCCGCGCAATACCCTGCTCGGGGAGTGAGGGCATGACCCCGACCGAAATGCTCGCCCGCTACGGCCATGCGCTGGAGGCCCGCCGTCCGCTGGAGGCGCTCTGGCAGGGCTGCTACGACATGGCCCTGCCGCGCCCCGGCAGCGGCCAGGCGCTGTTCGACGCCACTGCCGCCGACGCCGCCGAACAGCTCGCCGCCTCGCTGCTGGCCGAGCTGACCCCGCCCTGGACGCGCTGGTACGGCCTGGCCCCGGTGCGCGGCGGCAGCGCCGACCCCGGCCTGCTGGAAGACGCCGCCGCCACCCTGCAACGCCACCTCGACCGCTCGAACTTCGCGATAGAGATGCACCAGGCTTTCCTCGACCTGGTGGTGGCCGGCACCGGCGTGCTGCTGGTGGAGGAAGCACCGCTCGGCGAGGCCTCGGCCTTCCGCTTCGCCGCCGTGCCGCTGCCCGCCACCGTGCTGGCCGAGGGCGCGGACGGGCGGCTCTCCACCGTGTTCCGCCAGGCGCGCTTCACCGCCGCCCAGCTCCGCGCCCGCCACCCGCAGGCCGAACTGCCCGGCGCGGTGGAACGCGCGGCGCGCGCCAATGGCACGCTCGGCCCGTTCGACCCGCTGGCCGCGCCCTTCGACCCCAACGCCATCCACAAGGTGGTGGAGGCGGTGTGGCCCGACCGCGGCGGCATCCACTACCTGGCGCTGCTCGCCGACCAGCCGGACCGCCCGAAGGTGCTGGCCGAGGGACGCTTCGCCGAGAACCCCTTCATCGCCTTCCGTTGGCTGAAGGCGCCGGGCGAGGTCTATGGCCGCGGCCCGGTGATGAAGGCGCTGCCAGACATCCGCACCGCCAACAAGGTGGTCGAACTCGTCCTCAAGAACGCCTCCATCGCCTGCACCGGCATCTGGCAGGCCGAGGATGACGGCGTGCTGAACCCAGCCACCATCAAGCTGGTCCCCGGCGCCATCATCCCCAAGGCGCCGGGTAGCGCGGGCCTGACGCCGCTGGCCGCGCCAGGCAACTTCGACGTCTCGCAGCTGGTGCTGCAGGACCTGCGCACCCGCATCCGCAGCGCCCTGCTGGCCGACCGCCTGGCGCCGCTCGAGACCGCGCAGATGACCGCGACCGAGGTCACCGAGCGCAGCGTGCAGACCGCGCGGCTGCTGGGGGCCACCTATGGCCGCCTGCAGGCCGAGCTGCTGACGCCGCTGGTGACGCGCTGCCTCGCCATCCTGCGTCGGCGCGGCGAGATCGCGCCGGTAGCGCTCGATGGCCACGCCACCGAGCTGCACTACGAAAGCCCGCTGGCCCGGGTGCAGGGCCGAGCCGATGCCGCCAACACGCTGCTGTTCCTGCAATCGCTGGAAAAGCTCGGCGGCGAGGCCGCGGCGCAGATCGACATTCCCGCCGCCACCCGCTGGCTGGCGCGCCGCCTCGGCGTGCCCGCCGCTGTCCTGACCCCCCAACCGGGAGAGACCCGCTGATGTCCGAAAGCCTGCTCACCGAAGCCGCTCCCGCCATGGATGTCCCGGAGAAGTTCCGCGACACCGAAGGCCATCTGCGCGCCGACGCGCTGCTCGCCTCCTACCTGGCGCTGGAGAAGCGCCTGTCGCAGCGCATGGCCCCGCCGGCGGCCGATACGGCGGCCGAGGAGCTGTCGCGCTTCCGCGATGCCATGGGCATTCCGCATGCGCCCGAGGACTATGCCATTGCCGCGCCCTGCGAGCAGTGCTGCTCCGATGCCGGGGTGAACGCGCGACTGCACGCGGCGCACTTCACCCAGGCGCAGGCGCAGCTGGTCTATGACCTGGCGGCCGAGCGCCTGCTGCCGCTGATCGCCGAGGCCGCCGCCGCCTACGAGGCCGACCGCCAGCGCGAGAAGCTGGTGGCGCATTTCGGCGGCGAGGACCGCTTCCGCCAGGTGGCGGCGCAGCTTTCGGCCTGGGGCCGGGCGAACCTGCCGGCCGAGGTCTACCAGGCGCTGAGCGCGACCTATGAGGGCGTGCTGGCGCTGGAGCAGATGATGCTGCGCCCCGAGCCAGCGCTGGGCCGCGAGGCCGCCGCCGCCGCGCCGACCTCGGAGGCCGAGCTGCGCGCCATGATGCGCGACCCGCGCTACTGGCAGAGCCGCGAGCCGGCCTTTGTGCAGCGGGTGACCGAGGGCTTCCGCCGCCTGGTCGGCGGCTGAGCACGGCTTCAGGCGGGGCTTGAGCCGCCGCCACCCTCCCCCGGTGGCTCGCCCCGCCTGCGCGGGGGCGGTGCGCGTGAGGTCGAAGGATCCCGCCGCCGCCCCCGCTTTCCCGACCGCCGCGGACAACCTGCCCCTCGTCCCCGCGGGGTGCGGGCTCGCGGTTCCGCGCCCGCCACGCGGCCCCGGCTGGGCCAACCGCGCGCCGGCGCTTCCCCCAACAGCGAGACAAGGAGAAGCCCGATGGTTGCGACGATCGACCAGGCCTTCATCAAGCAGTTCGACGCCGAGGTGTTCGAGGCCTATCAGCGCCACGGCTCCAAGCTGCGCCCCACCGTGCGCAACCGCTCCGACGTGATCGGCGCGTCCTGCGTGTTCCAGAAGGTGGGCCGCGGCACCGCCAGCACCAAGGCGCGCGACGGCCTGGTGCCGGTGATGAACCTCACTCACTCCACCGTGGAGTGCTTCCTGCAGGACTACTACGCCGGCGACTGGATCGACCGGCTCGACGAGCTGAAGACCAACGTCGATGAGCGCGCGGTGCTGGCCAATGCCGGCGCCTGGGCGCTCGGCCGGCAGACCGACGCGCTGATCATCGCCGCGATGGACAGCGGCACCCGCGAGGCGGTCGGCACCCAGCTCGGCACGCTCGACACCGACGGCCTGACCCGCGCCAAGGTGCTGCTGGCGTTCCAGATGCTCGGCAACGCCGACGTGCCCGATGACGGCGGCCGCTATGCCATCGTCGGCTGGCAGCAGTGGGCCGACCTGCTGACCATCCAGGAATTCGCCAACACCCAGTACATCGGCCCCGAGGAGCTGCCCTGGAAGGGCACCCAGGCGAAGCGCTGGCTGGGCGCGGTGTGGATGCCGCACAGCGGCCTGACC